TTAATTCATCGTATAATGAGAGCACCAGAAAAACGTATTTTTAAAATTGATATTGGTAATATTCCACCAAATGAAGTTGATTCATTCATGGAACAAATTATTAATAAAATGAAAAAGATTCCACATATTGATCCAACTACGGGAAATTATAATCTTAAGTTTAATATTAATAACATGTTAGAAGATTATTATTTGCCAGTTCGTGGAGGTCAATCATCTACTACTATTGATACATTGCCGGGTATGACATTTACTGGTATGGATGATATTGAGTATATTAGAAATAAAATGATGGCTGCTTTAAAAATACCAAAACCATTTTTAGGGTATGATGAAGGAGTTGAAGGTAAATCTACATTAGCATCAATGGATATTCGTTTTGCTAGAACAATTGAACGTATACAAAAAATTGTAGTATCCGAATTAACAAAAATTGCCATTGTACATTTATATTCACAAGGTTTTGAGGGAGAAGATTTAGTAGGATTTGAATTAGAATTGACAGCTCCATCTATTATTTACGATCAACAAAAAGTTGCATTGATGAATGAAAAGATGACATTAGCTAATTTAATGAAAGATTCTAAATTAATATCTGACAGATACATTTACGAATATATATTCAATATGTCAGAAGACCAATGGTTACAAGAGCGTAATGATGTAGTTGAAGATCTTAAATTGAGATTCCGTCAAAATCAAATTGAACAAGAAGGTAATGATCCTGCTATTACTGGAATATCATATGGTACTCCACACGATTTAGCAACAGTTCATATGTCAAGCAACGAAGTCGAAGAAAAAGATAAAGGAGGCAGACCACCAGAAGGACTTAAATATGGTCAACATAAGAATGCATTCGGATGGGATCCATCGGGGATGAAACAAATTAAACAAGCATTCAATCCTGAAAATCAAAAAACAGCATTTCAACCAGATCCAAATGCGAGACGTGGTGCTAATAATATTGCGACAGAAAATCATAACATTTTAAAATATTTGAAAACTAAAAATTCAAAATTAATAACAGAGTCAATAAAATCTAAAAAAACCGATTTAGATAGTGGCGATGCTGGTACAATGTTGGATGAAAACAATATTTTATAATTATAAACATATTTATTTTAAAATAAGGCACTGCACACGACATGAAGAAACTAAAACATTCGAAATATAAGAATACAGGTATTTTATTTGAAATGTTAGTTAGAAAATTAACGTCTGAAACATTAACGTCGAATAAATCAGTAACAATTGATATTATTAAAAAATATTTTGGTAGAAATACTGAATTATCAAAAGAATTGCAATTATATAATGCATTGTTAAAAGAACAATTTCGTAGCGAAGCACATGCATTAGATTATATTCGTACGGTAAAATCTACATATGCTAAATTAAACCAAAGCACATTAAAACGTCAAAAGTATAATTTAGTAAAAGAGATTTCAGAAAAATTTGTGTTCGATGATATGGCTAAGATGCATATCTCAAATTATAAAGCATTAGCTTCAATCTATATGCTATTTGAATATGATGAGACTGATAACCCAAAACAAATAATGGAATGTAAAATTCAAATTATTGAAAATGGATTAATCACTGAACGTAAAAAATCAACAACAGATCCATTAGTTGAAGCATTTAAGTCGCAGCCAAAAGATATGCGTTTATTATCTTATAAATTGTTAGTTGATAAATTCAATGAAAAATATTCAGGATTAGACGAATCACAAAAACAATTATTAAATAAATATATAACACACGTTAATGATACTACTGAATTACGTTCATATATTCAGACAATCATACCTAATATTAAAAAGCAGTTAGCTGAACAAGCAAAACTAATAGATGATAAAGTTACAAAAATTAAAGTTGCTAAATTATCAGAAATGCTTTGTAATGTTGAGAATATGAAAACGATTAAAGAATCACACGTTCTTTCATTATTGAGATATTTTGATTTAGTACGCGAATTAAAGGAAATGCATTAATGAAATCATTCTTAAAAGAAATGTCTGACAAATTTGTGGAACTAGAATCTAATTCGTGTGAATGCGGTGGAACTGTTATAGAAAATACCTGTGACACATGTAGTGAAGATTATACAGTTGACGAACAAAGCACAACAGGTGGCGTTGCTGGATATAATGTCCCAGGTGCATTTACCACAGCTAAAAAATTTAAAAATAAAAAATTTACATGGGCTGGTGGACAAGTAAATGAATCAACACATCCGGTATCAAAAAAACATGTACCAGGTCATTATCAAACTGTAGAATTTGATGAAGAAGTTCAAAATGATAAATTTCCATTTGCATTAGATGATACGATTTGGTGGAATAAAGATATGGAATACCCATCGAGAGATATAACAAAATCTCCTGGTACTGTACATAAAAAAGATCATGATCAAAAAATTAAAAAACTTAAAGTTGAAGATGTGTTAGAGAAAAAATACGAACAACTTATTGAAGGATATAGAGATTTTAAATCAGGTGATGTTAAACCTTCAAATAAAGTAAAATCCACTATTCAAGAAATTGCTAAAAAACTTCAAGAAATTGAAACATTAGTAAATTATAATAGTAAACTTAAAACAGAGTCAGGCGTAACATCATCAGCATATGGTCCTGGTACTCAAAAAGCATTATCAAAAATATCGGAACGATTAATTAAAATATCGGAACGAGTAAGATCATTAGGAGAATAATAACATGACAAAGCAACGTTTAGTAGAATATATGCCATTTATTCCAATTGGTTCATTAAATGAATCAAATGGTGCTGCATATGGAATACCAGGTGGATTTGTTGTACAAGGGGTATTGCAACGAGCTGGTTCTAAAAATCAAAACGGTAGAATATATCCTAAACATATATTAGAACGTGAATGTAAAAAATATCAAACTGAGTTTATTGATCAGCATAGAGCATTAGGTGAATTAGATCATCCAGAATCATCTGTAGTGAATTTAAATAATGTTTCTCACAATGTTTTAAAAATATGGTGGGATGGTGATGATTTAAAAGGAGCAGTTCAAATATTAGAAACCCCATCAGGGAATATTTTAAAAGCATTATTTAAAGCAGGTATTACTTTAGGTATTTCATCTCGTGGTTTAGGTTCAGTAAAAGAATTAAGAAATGAAGGTACAGTTGAAGTACAAGAAGATTTTGAATTAATTTGTTGGGACTTTGTTTCAAACCCATCAACTCATGGTGCATTTATGAGACCAAGTCATATGCATGAATCAGTTAATAAAACAAATACAGCAGTAAATAAATACGCAAAAGTTAACAATATTATCACGTCTATTTTATGTGATGATGGAAAATGTAGGATATAATATGAACACACCAAATTTAAAACGTATACTAGAAACAATTCTAGATGACCAACCAAAGCCAATGTCAATTGACGAAAAACGTGAATTTGTTAATGCAGTTAAGAATTTTTCAGCATTAGGAGAATCAGTTTACGGTAAAGGTGATTTAGATTCTATATGCGAACGTGTAAAAGGTATTGTTGATAAAGCTGAGAAAATCATGACTGAAAGTGATGATTGGTTTTCTGATGTAGCACACAAAAAGAATTTTAAACGTATACAAGAAGATTATGCAATGTTCGAAGCTACAGCACGCGAAATGAAGCAGCTACAAGAACGTTTAAGCATGGCATATGAAAATATTGGACAAGGACTTAGTCGTTATTATGATGTTCAATAATTTGGATCTTTGTAATAAAATACTTATATTAAAGGTATAAAATGAATACTATAAAAAAATTATATAAAGAGTTTTTCGGAATAAAAGAAGCAGTAACTCCTACATCAAATATTCCTAAAATTCTTCCAGCTGGCGAAATTGAAAAAAGTATACAAGCTGTACAAAAATATGGAAAGGCTATGAAAGCTGCGGGACTTATCGAGACAGACGAATTAGATGAAGCCGAGTTAATTAACCATATGGGTGATTATAAAGGTGGAGTTGAATATGTAGTAATAGATCCAGCTCAAGCAAAAGCAACAGCAATGGATATTCGTCAGTGGGCAGAGAAAAAAGGTTTTACTGTAGTACAACAAACAATATCACCATCTGGTAAAGTAGGATATTTTTATTTTAGATTAGGAGAAAATCCATATAAAGAATCTAAAAAGATTCAAGGGTATATTTCACAATTACCAATGATTAAACATTTTAGGTTCAATGTAAAAAATCAAGAAACTCCTAACGAACCTACTCGTAGAGAAATGTAAAAAACACGTAAATAAGTTATATGAATAAAAAACAAAAACAACACCAATCAGTAGTAGCAGGCAATGCTATGGCAGTTAAAGTAATCGGCAATGCAAGAGAAGATGTGGCATATGCACTTAAATCATGGAAACGTAAAGTAAAATCTGCGGGTATTCTAGAAGAAGTAAAAGATCGAAAAGAATTTGTAAAACCAGGAGTTAAGAAAAGAAAACAAAAACAGCACGCAGCATTTATGCAAATGGTTAGAGATTTACATAATAAATAAATCTTGAAAATATAACTACCACATTAAGCCCCTTCTTAAAAAGTTGGGGCTTTTTTACTGGTTTTTCAAATATACCTATATTTATATTAGAATACGTTATTTTAATCTATATAACGTTTATATATACAAAATATTCTATTAAGATTTTTAAATAATCTTACTTCCAACAAAAAAACAAATTAAGGAGAAAAACTTATGGCAAAATCAGATTTGCTAAAAGAAGCAATCGCTGACGCTCGTGCTGTTAAAGAAACTGCATTAGCTAATGCTAAAATTGCGTTACAAGAAGCATTTGCTCCAAGAATCCAAAGCATGTTATCTGCTAAACTTTCAGAAGAATTAGAAGATGAAGAAATGCCAGAAGATGAAATGGGTGCTGATGTAGATTTAGATGGTGCACCAGAAGAATTACCAGCAGGTGATGAAATGGGTGCAGATGTAGGTGACTTATCAATTGATGTTAACAACGATGGAGAATTTGATGAATTTGATATTTTTTCAAAAGAACCAGAAGTAGGAGCAGAAGATGAAATGGGTGCACCTGAAGCAGGAGCAGAAGATATGAATCCAGAAGATGAATATAACGAAGGTTATGATCATGAAGAAGGAGATTTAGATCTTGAAGAAATCATTCGTGAATTAGAAGGTGATTTAGATCAACCAGAATCATACGATGAAATGTTACCAGAAGGTGCAGAAGAAGAAGAAGACGATTTAAATATTGATGAAATTATTGAATCTATTTTACGTGAAGACGAATATTCTGCAGAACAAGAAGTTGGTAAACCTTCAAAAGACGAAGATGGTATCGTATCTGACTTACAAAAAGAAGTTGCAGAAAAAGAAGAAGAACTTCAAGAAGCATATAATACAGTTCACCAACTTAAATCTATTATCAACGAAGTTAACTTGTTAAACGCTAAATTGCTTTACACAAACAAATTGTTCCGTAACTTCGATTTAAATGAATCACAAAAAATGAAAGTGATTGAAAATTTCGATAGAGCAGGAAACACAAGAGAAGTAAAATTAGTATTTACAACATTAGCTGAAAGCTTTAATCGTCCAACTACTAAGAAACGTGTTGTTAAGGAATCATATGCGTCTAAAGCGACTGCAACAACAAAACCTAGCACAACAATTATCTCAGAAGGATTCGATCAAGCTGAAAGATGGAAAAAATTAGCAGGATTGCTATAATTATTTAAAAAAGGAAAATAAAAAATGAGTATTTCAAACTTATTACAAACTAATGACTTTGTACAAAGAAATCAAGCAAAAGCATTAGTATCAAAATGGCAAAAAACAGGTCTATTAGAAGGTTTAAAAACTGAGACCGAAAGAGCAGGAATGTCTCAATTGTTAGAGAACCAAGCTCGTCAATTAGTAAAAGAAGCTACTTCAACTGGTACAACTGCTGGATCTGAAGAGTGGGCAGGTGTTGCTTTACCATTAGTACGTCGTATCTTCGCTGAATTTGCAGCTAAAGAATTCGTATCAGTTCAGCCAATGAATTTACCTTCTGGTCTTGTATTTTATTTAGATTTTAAATATGGTACAGCTCAACCAGGATTTGATACAGATAACAACGACAGAACAGGTTTACCATTTGGTTCTACTAATGCAGATGACTCTTTATTTGGTGCAACTTCTGTAGCAGGTGACCCGACAGGTGGTTTATATGGTGCAGGGCGTTTTGGTTACTCACTTAACAATACATCATCTGTAGTAACAAGTGCAGTTACAGCAGCAGCTATTTCTTCAGCATCAGTTAATTATGATTCAAGCTATGCGTTAGGTGATTACAAAGTTATAACTGTTAATGTACCAACTAACGCAGATTTATATGCAGTTCGTTCATTTACATTCACATCTGCTTCTGTAGAAATCGTACCAGTACAAGCATTCTCTACAATTAACAGCAATTACACTGCATCATTTGTTGTAACTACAGCAGATTCTGCTTCATTAGCAAAAGCAGCTATTTTGAACTTCAGTTTACAACCTACTGATACTTCTAGAGGTGACTTTGAGGATAAAAATCCATTTAAAGGATCTGGTGCTAATACAGGTATTAACAATGGTACAGATATTGATATTCCAGAAATTAACTTGGAAATGCAATCAGACCCAATCGTTGCTAAAACACGTAAGTTGAAAGCAGTTTGGACTCCTGAGTTTGCTCAAGATTTAAATGCTTACCATTCAATTGATGCTGAAGCTGAGTTGACTTCAATGTTATCTGAGTATGTATCAATGGAGATTGATTTAGAGATCTTAGATATGTTGATTTCTGCAGCACCAACAGTTGAATATTGGTCAGCATTAAATAACAATATCTGGAATGGTTCTGGATTTACACAAACAGGTGCTGGTGGTGGTTCTGGTACAACTCCTGACGGGTTCTATAACACTCAAGGTGGTTGGTTCCAAACATTGGGTACTAAACTTCAAAAAGTATCTAACAAAATTCACCAAAAAACTTTAAGAGGTGGTGCTAACTTCTTAGTAACTTCTCCAGCAGTTGCAACTATTCTTGAGTCTATCCCAGGATTCGCAGCTGATACAGATGGAACTAAAATGGAATTTGCAGCAGGTGTACAAAAAATTGGTGCAATCAATAACCGTTACACAGTTTACAAAAATCCATACATGAAAGAAAATGTAATATTA